CGGCAGGCACCATTGCCGAAAACGGAACTTGCACGGTAACGGCAGGCGCGGCAACCGCAGGCGCAGGCACGTTCGAATGCAACGTCACAGGCGGCGTCGTCGCTGGCGACTTCTTCTGGGCCAACGTAGTGGCAGAGAGCTAATATGCTGCCCGGTCGCCGCACGGCTGACGGCGCATTGTTCGTCACCCAAGGCCCACCTCCTGCCGGCACACCGCTGGTGGGGGGCATTGCTGTCCGTGCGGACGGCACTATCTACGTGTCGCAGGCGTTCACGCCACCGTTCGACCCGTCCGACCTATTCGCCTCCGGCGAGCAAGGCGCATGGTACGACCCGTCTGACTTCAGCACCATGTTTCAGGATTCCGCAGGCACGACGCCAGTTACTGCGGTGGGTCAGCCTGTCGGGTTGATTCTGGACAAGTCGCAGGGACTGTTGATTGGACCGGAGTTGGTGACGAATGGTACTTTTAATACTGACACAGCAGGGTGGTCAATCGCCAACACGGTTACGCTGACGATTGATGCAAATCGCGCTAAATATCAAGGAATATCTGGAAATAACGATATTGTGTATCAAAATGTCCCTACAACCGCCGGAAAGTGGTATCAGGTCAAATGGAAAGCAGAAGCGGGAACAGTTAACCCCCGTTTTTTTGTTGGAACCTCGGTTGCTAATGCAGCCCTGTTACCGCTTCAACAAACCGCTGGCGACTTTACCGGCATGTTCTTAGCAACAGGAAGTGTTGCTGTTGTTCAGTTTTCATCCGCGTATAGCCTATCTCCAAATACTGCGTTTTATGACAACATCTCCGTCAAAGAAATCGCCGGCAACCACGCCTCTCAAGCCACTGCCGCCGCGCGCCCGGTGCTCACAAACAGCGCGCAAGCGAAGCCGTACCGTAACTTCGATGCTGTTGATGACAACATGACGACAATCTTCCTGTCGTCGCTTGGTTCAAGTTGTACCGTTGCGCGCTCTGACCCGATCACTGGTGCAGTAATTTTGACAGGGCAGACAATCGGAACAAGTTATTCCGCATCAGCGGATGACTGTACATTGATTATTGTCGATCGCGATTTAACGAGTCAGGAAACAACCGACCTGACTGCGTGGTTGAATGAAAAGGCAGGTGTCTGATGGCCAACTTTTCCGCCTCGATACCCGTCGCTGACATGCAGTCGGCCAATGCCGCGCTCGAACTGGACGGCTTCGGCCCCAACAACTTCAGTGTGCCGGCCTATGCTGGCCCGTCACCTTCCTTTGGCCTACTTCATTCATGGAGTGATCCAGAATTCGAGGCGGCGGTTGCTGCAATTCCGGGCGTGGTTATCCAGCAAGGGCTGGCCGATCCGATTGTGACCACCTCGACGCTGGCGAACACGGTAGGCTCTGACTGGGCATCCGATGCAAAGCCGCTGACCGGAAACGTCACGCCGGGGCTGTACCGCGACGCCGAGAACGTGCTGTGGTGGGTTATTCAAGGATACAACACGGTGACGTATCCAGACCCCGAGGTCATCCCCGCGCTGATCCGCGTGGCGAAGATTCCCGGCGAGGCTTTGCCATGGCAGCAGCCGCTTGACCAGTACGACGCTTACAAGTTGGTGAACCCCTTCACGGGAGAAGGCGACTACTGCACCCACAAGGGCAGCACATGGAAGGTGACTCAGGCGGACGGTGCCGGCAACAATGTCTGGGAGCCGGGTGTATTCGGCTGGACGGTAGTTCCATGAAATACGCGAACGGGTTCAAAGTTGATAACGACGGCACATTGCAAGTTGGCCCACCGCCGATCACTCACTATGCGATGGGCCTGCCGTTCAACGTCGATGATGGTCTGGTGCTTCAGGTCAATGTCCCACCTGCCACGGGCGATGCCTATGTGGGTGGTACGCGTGTCGGCCCGCTGGGTGGGGTGTATGCCGTGGATACCACGCCCGTAACAGGCGATGCGCCGGTCAATACCGTTCGCCCAGACACCACGGGCGATGCGAAGATCGGCTCGGTACTGACGACTACCCAAGGCACGTGGACCGGCACCGCGCCGATCACCTATACCTACCAGTGGTTCAGCGGCATCAACATCATTGTCGGTGCGACGACCAACGCCTACACGGTGCAGGCGAGCGACCTCGGGAATGCGGTACTCTGTCGGGTGACCGCCACGAACGCCATCGGTGGCTCAACGGTGACCGGCCCCGGCATCCGCATCGTGTCTGCCCGCTACAACTACCTGACCAACGCAGGTGTCCCAGCAGAAGGCTTAATCAGCGCAGGAAGCGTCAGCGCACCGAATCAGGTTCGCATCAACGAGGTCGATAAGGACGGCGTGAATCACGCCGGCCCATTCTCCAGACTACGTATTGGCGACAGCATTTTCGTCGGATCGCAGGAAGGCATCATTCAGTTGGAACCGATTGACGCTGGCGGCTACTACATCTTCGACATGGTGTCGTGGCCCGCGCTTGCTGATGGCCCCTACGACGTCACGCTTGGCTTTAACCCGTAGCAACGTGTTGGAGTGCCACGTTTCCCAAGCATCCCACTTACAAGGAAAATCCAAATGAACGCTGAGCTATCGACTTATGACGACGCCTCTCAACTAGCAAATCAAGCTCGGTTTGCTATGGACAGCAAGCTGTACGTCACCTTCTACGTCCGGCCCATCATGAACTCTTTCAAGTCGTCTGAGGCAGGGCGCCCCATTTATGAGGAAAAAGAGTACATCCGCATTATCGTTCCTGGCGACTCCAAGACCACCGTTGATTGTCCGGTAGATAACACCTTCCGTCAGCGTTTTGAGAAGCAGTACAACAAGTTCAAGCAGGGGATCGCGCAAGCCCTTGAGGGCACCCCTCTCGAAATGTGGCCTCAGATGTCAGTTGGCCTCTGTGCGGAACTCAAGGCGATGAACATCAGTACGGTCGAACAACTGGCCGGTCTGGATGATGGAAAAGCTCAGCGTATCATGGGATCCCACGATCTGCGCCGTAAGGCCCAAATGTTCCTCGACGCCGCCAAGGGCGAGGCCGAAAACAACAAAATCGTGAAAGAGCTTGAGAAGCGTGATGATGAGATCGCCCTCCTCAAGACCCAAATGCAGCAACTTCTGGATGCTCAGAAGCCCAAGGCAAAGGCGGCGTAATGTCAGACATCTCTGCGATTACAGATCTGGTATTTAAGGACGCAGATGCGGCCCACAAGGCTCATTTGTACTCGCAGAGTTACGCCGAACATATGGCCCTCGGGGAGTTCTATGAGGGCGCTCGGGACGCTATTGACGAGCTCACTGAGGCTATGATCGGCCTCGGTGACCAGGTTCCCCCCTCCCCGATGGCCACCCCCGCCAAGGCGCTTGAAGAGTGCTACGTCGAGTTGATGCGGATGCGCAACAAGACCTGCAACGGTGACCCCACCCTGGAAAACCTGTACGACGGCCTCACCTCTGTGTACGTGAAAGCCATCTACAAACTGTCGAGGCTCAAATAATGGAAGGTACAGCACTTCAGGTAGCACGCCAAGCGGCGATGGAGTTGGGCCTCCAAGCACCGAACGAGCTTGTTACCTCTCAAGAAGCAACGAACATTCAACTGCTTGGCCTCCTGCAAGCAGCCGGTAATGAGCTGGTCATGGTGTTCGACTGGGAGTTCCTCACCCGCACCCACGTTATCACTTCCGTGGCTGGTCAAGGGCAGTATCCCGCCCCCACGGACTTCGGGCGGATGCTGAATCAGACCCTGTGGGACTATGGCAACCGCCGCCCTGCCTATGGCCCGGTATCCCCCCAAGGCTGGCAAGTTCTCACCAACGCGCTGATCTCGGTCGGCCCATTTGCTCGCTACCGCGTCGCTCGTGGCAAGACTGAATTCCTCCCCGTCCCAGGCCAAGATGGTCACGTCTTCGACTATCAATATATCTCGGATGGTTGGGTTCAAGACTGGCAAAATCCAACCGTGTACAAGAACTTTATCACCAACGACTCTGATGTAATCACTTTTGACTTCTGGCTCATGGTGAAGTTCCTCAAGCTCAAGATGTGGCAGGCGAAGGGGTTGGATATCACCGCTAACCTCAGTGACTTCACTCGCGTGCTCGATGCGATTACTGGGCAAGACCATGGCGGGCCGGTGCTTGGCCTAGCTAACAGCTTCAAGACTCCGTGGCTTACAATGTACAACGTACCTGATGGCAATTGGAATACTGGGACTCCGTAATGGCCCAAAATAACATCAGCCTCTCCACCACCGTACCCGCCCCGACTGGCGGGTTGAACGCATTCAATCCGATTTCGAATATGCCGGAGCAGGATGCGATCATCATGCGTAACTTCTTCCCCGAGCCATTTGGTTGTCGGGTTCGGAAGGGGTACAAGGAGCATGCGACGGGGTTGGACGGTGAGGTTAATAGCTTCATGACGTTTGTCTCTTCCGACGGGACTAGCAAGTTGTTTGCTGTTGATCAATCTCAGGTGATGGACATTACTGCCCCTGGAGACTACTCCGCAGGAACGCCTGAGTGCGCCTCTACAAACTCGTATTGGCAGCATACGAACTTCGCCAACGTGGCGGGGACGCATATGATTGCGTTTAACGGCGTAGATGACGGCATTCTTTATTCCGATGACGGACTCCACCGCCTAGTAGCTGGTGACGGTACGACCCCCTACACGTGGGCTGGGGTCGATCCCGCCGACCTCGTTGTACCGTGCATCCACCAGCATCGCGTTTGGGCCGTCGAGAAGAACAGCACCAAGGGCTGGTATCTCCCGCCTGAGCAAGTATGGGGGGTGGCTACCTACTTCGACTTTGGCGGTAATTTCGCACGTGGCGGATACCTCCAAACGTTGGTTGTGTATACTCAAGACTCTGGCTATGGGCCGGATGACTATTTGGTAGCAATCTCCTCCGCAGGTGACATGTGCATCTACAAAGGGATTGACCCCTCCGCCTTGGAGACTTGGTCCTTGGTCGGTACGTTCTACACCGGCGCCACCTTCACCCGCCGCTGTACTGCACGTTTCGGTGGGGACATCGCCATCCTTACCCGCTACGGTATGATTACAGTTGGCTCCTTGGCCAAGCCGGATAACATCTCCGTCCTCGACAACGCCCTGTCTCAGAGGATTCAGAACCTCATCAGTGAAGTTATTGGTGAGGGCAGCTATCGCTACGGGTGGGCAATTCTGCTCTACCCCGCCGCGAACATGATGATTATCAACGTCCCTGGCGTCGTGCCGGAGCAGACGTTCCAGTTGGTCTACAATACGATCACGAAGGCGTGGTCCATGTTTACAGGGATGCACGCTAACTGCTGGTGGCCGATCTTCGACTCCATTGTATATGGTGAGAATGGGGTTGTCTACCGCGCTTGGGAGGGGTATCTTGACGGCGTTAAGCTTGACGGTACTGGCGGCGAAATGATCACCGCGGAGTGTCAGCAAGCCTTCTCGTACTTCAAGCTCCCAGGTCAGAACAAGCACTTCAAGATGTTCCGCCCGACCTTCCTGTTCGCTGGGGAGTTCAAGTACCGCGCCGGGGCGAACATGGACTTTGACTTTGCTACCCAGCCGCCTCCTGCAGCATTCAACTCTGCGTCGTATGGCGTGTGGAATCAATCCCTGTGGAGCACCAACGACGTGTGGGCTGGGGGGTCACAATCTAGCAAATACTGGGCATCCATTGTAGGGATTGGCTACGCTGCTGCGATTCGCCTCTCCGTCACCACCCCCGCTGAGGTGGTATGGGTCTCCACGGATTGGCTTTATGAGAGGGGTGGCGTGATATGAACGACATCACCTCTTTCGTCAAGCTGCTTCCGGCAATCCCCGAGGGGGTCAAGCTTGCTTCCCGCGAGGGCATCCTTGCGATGGAGGCTGCTCTGTGTTCCGTATTCCCCGTTGGGGAGAGTGAGGACATCTTCCCTCTCACCCATCGGTTTGCCGATAACGTCTATGCGCGTGAGATCCTTCTTCCCGCAGGAACCATCGTAATTGGAAAGATTCACCGTCATGGTCACCTGAACATAATCACGAAGGGGCATGTATCGGTGCTGACTGAGGATGGCGTTGAAGAGTTTCGTGCCCCTCTGACCTTTATTAGCAAGCCTGGTACCAAGCGGGTTGTATACGCCCACGAGGACACGGTGTGGACTACCATTCACGGCATCAATCCGGCTGAGGCTGGGGATGTTGATATGATCGAAGATCGGATAATCTGCAAGACGTATGCTGAGTACGACCGCTTGCTGCAACTTGAGGAGAAACCATAATGGCATGGGTAGCAGTTGGTGGGGCAGTAGTCGGCGCGGCAACAAGCGCATATGGAAGTTCGCAAGCGTCTAAGACATCCAAGAAGGCACAGCAGAGTGCCAATGATGCTCAGAACGAGGCACGGATATATAACACCCTGTTCAACCGTCAGAATGCTGACATGTCTCAGGACATGACGCGGGAGAACATGGATTGGGCCAATGCGACGAACCGTGAGAATCAACTGTGGGGACAAGACCTTAATAAGCAAGCGTTGGCTGATCAGCTCTCCAACAATCGGCTCTCCGGCACGAATGCCATGGGAACCTCCATGGGCTTCGATGCAAATGGGAACTACACCCAGACGCTCGGCGCTGGCGATCAAGCCAATATGGATGCTCTCCGTGGAAAGACTGGCGAGATCATGGGGGGCATGGGGCAACAGTTCGGCGTGAACAACGACGTCATGAACGCCCTCCGTGGCCAGCTCCAGCCTGGCTATGATCAGAATGCTGCAGCCCAACGTGCTCGTGCTGCGGCCATGGGTGGAGGGTTCGGTTCCGGAAATGCCAATGCGATCATGGAAGATCAGTTGGGTCGGAACTTCAACGACATGAACCAGAAGGCAGTCCTGGGCGGTCAGCAGGCCTGGCTTGAGGGTCAGAACCTCATGAATAACCAACTCGGTGCGTTGAATCAAACCCGCACCGGAATCCAGGCTGGGACGGCTCAACCGGATTACTGGAAACAGGGCAACTACGCTGGCGTTCAAGCTCCGACCGCCCAAGGATGGCAATCCAACGTGCAAAACGCAGAGGGTGTCAACGGTCTTGCATCGGCCCAAGCTGGCCAAGTTGCTGGCGCAGGTGTTCAACAAGGCTACAACCAACTGGGGCAGCAACTTGGTGGGATTGCTTCGACCGGCATCGATCAATGGAATAAGGCAGGAAATACTGCAGCCCCAACCTTAGCTCAGCAAGGTGCAGCTGACTTTACCAACGGTTGGAATTCGACCAATTACGGGTAATCAATATGCCACTCTCCTATGATCTTCAAGACCCTGACCTGGACTTCGCTGGCCGCGCTGAGATCCTCTCGCGCAACCTGAAGCAGGCCCAAGCAGACAAGCTTGCCGAGGCGGATGCCCCGCGCATGCTTGGGAACAATGTTCTCAATACCGGCTGGATGGGCGGGGTTGCCTCAGCCCTCCAACGCGGCCTGGGCACCTACAATACTACTCAGACTGAAGCCGAGCGCGAGGTGCTGAACAAGGAAGAGTTGCGCCGGTACGATGACATCACTCGTCGGATGAATGAGCCAGCTACCAAGACCGTTTTGACCAAGGCGTTGAAGCAAGGGCAGGGTGCGTTGGCTGAGCCTGAGATCGAGGAGACTTCTCAGCAAGTCCCCCTCGACATGAGCAACCCCAACGATCTGTCAGCAGACAATGCTCGTCGTATGGGGCTTGCAGCAGAGATGTACAAGCTCCCCCGCGCCCAGAAGGTGGCTCAGGAATACCTCTCCAAAGGGGCAAACTTCCCCGAGGCACTGGCCCTCCTCAAGACGAAGCAGATCGAGCAGGCCATGCAGTCTCAAGCCTCTCGTGCTCAACAGTTGATGGTTCACCGCGAGAACCTTGTCTCTCGTGAGGAACAGGGTGCTGCAAACCGTGCAGTTACTTCGGCAATCGGGCAAGGCAACCTTGCTGTTGCTGAGGGGCGGCTCCAAGACCAACGTGATCGGGCGCGTGAGAAGGCAGAGGAGGCCCAACGGGTTAAGCAGAACGCTGTCAATGCTTCCTTGGGCGCTCTGGCCCCCATCGAGACATCCCTTGCGGGGTTGCTTCTCCCGCCCGACAAGACGGGCAAGCGCGCCATCCGCCCCGAGCTTGAGGCGTACACTGGTAATATTGATCAGTACATGCCTGACTTCGCACTCAAGCAAGGCACCGTGGATGCTGGCAAGAAGCTCAACGCCTTGAAGGATCAGATCACGATGATCAACTTGGCTGCTGCAAAGGCGGCGGTCGGCCAATCCTTCGGCTCCATGCAAGTCAAAGAGTGGGACAAGTTTGTAAATACCCTCTCCAGCCTGGATCGTGCTCAAGGCAAGGAGCAACTGGCCGAGAGCTTGCAGTATATAGACAACTATGTACGGAACCACAAGGCTGAGTTGCAAGCTGCTCTGGTCGGTGGCGGGGCTGGTGCTCCTACGGCACCTGCGGCACCTCGCGACGCTCCCAAGCCTGGGGACATCGTTGATGGAATGCGCTTCCTCGGTGGTGATCCTGGACGCCAAGAAAGTTGGGGTGCTCCATGAAACCTTGGGAACGATTTCAGCCAATTGACGCCCCTGCCGGTGGGACGGGAATTGACGTTCCCGTCCAGACAGGCATGCAAGTGTCTCCCGCTGATCAAGCCCTTCGTGATCGTGCTCGGTTGGCTATCTTGGAGCAAGAGGTCTCCGCCAACCCTACTGATGCGGCCTTGGGGCGCGAGGTGGCTGGAGAGCGTGCGAAGCAAGGTGCTGTTGCCCCCTCTATGAAACCTTGGGAACGGTTCGCAGCAGCTCCTGTTCCCGCAGCCCCCAAAGTCGTGGCGCGTACCCTCAAGGACGATATGGGGGATCAAGCCAACGAGAGCTGGGGCAAGGCTCTTGAGACCGGCATTGCTACTTCTGGCTCCAAGACGGTTCGTGCTCTGGGTACAACCCTTCTGCCGAAGTCCATGGAGGAGTGGGCGGAGAAGAAAGGCTGGCTCCCATCGGCCAAGGACATCGAGCTGCTCAAGGCTGGTACTGCTGCCTCCCCCGCCGCTGGCGCCACGGAGGTTGTTGGTGACGTCCTCACCGAACTCGCCCCTGCAGCCAAAGTCATGAAGGGTGCCAATACCTTCCGCAAGTCATTGCCCCGTGCAGCAGCCCTTGGAGCTACAATTGGGGGTATGAGGTCGGAAGCCCCTGACTATGCGGGCCTCGCTACGGACGTAGCAGAGGGCGGGGTAGGGGGAGCTATAGGGGAGGGCGCTGGAAAGCTCGCTACACGCGTTCTCACGCGTTCTATACCCCGTTCAGAAGCCGCCGAACGCCTTATGGAGCGGGGTATCTACCCGACCCTTGGGGACGCTGCGGATCAATCGACGGTTCGTGGTAAGGTAGTCAAGTTCCTTGAGGGCCAGGTCGAGGCGATGCCGATAAGCGGTGCACCTCAACGGTTCGCCAAGGAGCGTGTCACTCGTGACCTCTTCAATGAGGCCGCTGATATGAGTGTACCTCCAGGGCGCGTACTGCCTACCGGCAACCGTGCACAGGTTCTTGATCGCCTCAGCGATATGAACTCTCAGGACTTCGGTGCTGCTCTTGCAGGCACCTCCATGAGGGCGACCCATCAACTCAAGAATGTCGCGGATAGCGCTATCGACTCAATGAAGGGCCGGTACTATGTATCCGACGATGTGGCGGATGCGATCAAGCAAGAGATGAATCAGAAGATCTGGGCTGGCATCCGTAGTGGCGAGATTTCCGGCCAAGGTGCCCACAACTTCATCGAGAACATGTTCGAGGGTCTCAACGCCACTCGTGGTAATAACAACGCTCAGCAGTTGGTTAATGAATTGGCTCTCGGCTTCAAGGCGCGGCTGAATGACACCGCGGTTCGCCAAGGTTTTGACCTCCCAGGAATCCGTCAATCGGCCGCCAATATTCACGCTCTCCGCAGGGCAGGGGGATCGCGTGAGGGCGTATCGGGTGAACAACTCATGCGTGGGGTGCAGTCGAATAACCGCGCCACGAACTCGCTGGATGCAACCTATGACCTCCAACGGCTGGCTGAGGAAGCTCAAGGAGTGACCCATGCGCGTAATCCAATGGGCAATCGTAATCCACTCCAGTTCCTCCGTGATGCGGCTGGGGTTGTTACTGGGGGTGGAATCCCTGCCCTCATGCTCGGTGGGGTGAATAGTAGTCAACATGCCAAGCGGCTCTTGCTTGGTGATCCGGTGTACCGTAATGCAATGAAGCGCGCACTCTCCGCACCTGCAACTGTTGCAGGGATCAGAAGTGCAAATGAGGAGGAGTACTGATGCCACGTAATGCTCAAGGGGTTTATTCACTCCCCGCTGGAAACCCTGTAGTTCCAGGGACTCTCATCGAGACTACGTGGGCCAATCCCACCATGTCCGATATTGCCGCTGCCCTTACTGGCTCTTTGCCTCGTGATGGAAGCGCCCCGATGACGGGCGATCTTCAACTCAGTGGTGCTACCCCCGCCAATGGGCGGAGTGCCGTTAGCAAGGATTATGTCACCAGCTTCCTTGCCACGGCGACTGGGATGCCTACCGGCTCAGTAGTTGCCTATGCTGGGAATGTGGCCCCTGCAGGGTTCCTGGAGTGCAACGGCCAAGCTGTAAGTCGCACCACCTACTCCGATCTGTTTAATGTAGTTAGCACGATCTATGGGGCAGGGAATGGGGTGGATACCTTCAACGTGCCAGATATGCGCGATGAGTTCATTCGTGGTAAGTCGGCAGCACGGGCAGTCGGTAGCAAGCAAGTTGCGGCATTTGCCAGTCACACTCACGCGACCAGCGATCCAGGCCACGTACATCCTTTGATTGATCCTGGCCATGCTCACAGTGCGTCCCAGCCTGCACATACTCACGGGGTGAATGATCCAGGTCATTCTCACGCGGCTGGCTTCCAGATCGCAGGGGTGGGGGTAAGTGCTGCTACCGCAGGAAGTCCGTGGCAAGCGAATACCGATGCCTCCCTTACTGGCATTAGCATCCAGGCTGGGGGCGGCGATGCGGTAACGGTCAATCTCAACGGCACTTACGTGTCGGTAGCCAATGCTGTAGCTGGTCTGTCTATCGGCGCGACTGGTGATGGTGAAACCCGTCCGCAGAACATCGCCCAGATCTACATCATCAAGGCCGTTAGCGATGCAGGGCCAATAACTGGTATTGCGGGGATAACCTCCTCCGACGTCAATATGATCGACATCGGGGTTTCCAATCCTGCGATCCCCGAACTTCTTATCAAGAGCAACGTCGCCTTCGGCACAGTAAAGCTCGACGCCAGCGGCAAGGTGCCGATCCTGCAGATGCCGACTAGCAGTTCTCAGTTCCTTGGCTATTTCGATGCGTCCCCCGGTACTTTGCCTGCTGATCCTGCGACCAGTGGTGACTACTATGCTGTGTCCGTCCAAGGTACGCTGACGGTCTATGATCCTGTGACGCTGGTTGCATCGCCCACGCTGGTTGTTGTGGGGTCGCAACTGCACTACGTCACTGGTAGCGTCACCAATCCGACCGGCTGGTACACACTGACCGTATCAGGTGCGACGCTCGCGTCCGACGTGCAGTTCATTCCCACCGGCACGATAAGCAGCGCGAATGTCCAGTTGGCGATTTCCGAATTGGACAGTGAGACTCAGATTGCTCTAAGCAGCAAGCCTGATCTTAGTAGTGCCTTACCGTTGGCCGATGGGACGGCAAACGCAGGATCGTCCGTATTTGCTTCGCGTGCGGATCATGTACACCCATCTCCCAACGCACCTACAGCAGCAACTACCAGCTTTACTCCAGCAGGAAATGTTGCTGCAGCCAACGTTCAACTGGCTATCGAAGAGCTAGATAATGAAAAGTTGGCGTTGACTGGTGGGTTCATGGCCGGAACATTGACCATGAATGCGGGCCAAAAGTTACAGTTTGGTAGCGCCATAGATCAGTCGAAAACCTTTGTATTATCCGCACCGACGCCGCTTGACGGAACTTTGACCCTTGAACGGACTGATGGCACGGACATAATGAAGGTCTTAGTCGATGGTCAGATAAACATGCCGGGAATGCCGTTCTCAAAAAGTAGCAATGGATATGTGACCCTGCCAAACGGGTTAATTATTCAGTGGGGATCAGACGCCACTGTAGCATCCGATCTCGCAGTGGCATTTCCAATAATCTTTCCGGTTGCTGTAGCCTCTGTTCAGACTACCATGGTCACAGGCGCCACCACAACTCAGTTGTTTTCTACTACTGTCGATGCAATCAGTTCTTCAGGGTTTTCTGTGAGAAAGCGGTTTCAGTCTGGGTCAACCACAAGCGGAGCAACTGAACCGTTCAACTGGATCGCGATTGGGTATTGATGCACTACCTATTTTTACTGCTGTTCCTAACCGGATGCACGACTCCTGCCCAATGGTGCATTGGGTCGTGCGTCCAAACCAACCCTGTCAAGGAGAAATACCATGAAGCACCTGTTCCTGCTGTTCCTATCCGTCCTGTCCCTTAACGCGTTCGCCTTCGATCTTGGCGGCGACAAGACCTACAACACCGCGAACCAGACCAACCTGCAAGCGGTCGGCGTCGATGTGAGCAATCGCATCAGCAACGACACCCGCGCCACTGCAACCTCGTTCGCTGCCGGTGGTGTCGGCATCGGCCAAGGTGGTGTCGGTCAGGCTGTATCCGGTGGCTCATCCTCGGGAGTCAATTTTGCAATCACCTCTCCAAAGAACACACCTTCCGTTTTCAGCGGCAACGTGTATCCCACCGCGCCTTGCATGGGTTCATCCACAATTGGGGGTGCAGGCGTTGGATTTGGACTCTCGGTCGGTACGTCTTGGACTGACGACGAGTGCGGCATCCGCGAAACCTCCCGCAGCTTCTCCGGCCTCGGTAAAGCCGACGACGCCCTGAAGGTGCTCTGCACGTCCAAGTACGCCGCTGCGGCCCCCTCCTGCGCTCAGGCAGCAACGACCAAGGAGTAAATCATGGATCAGAACGACCCACGCTTCATCGAATTCTTGCTGCAGGCTCTGCGGCAGGGGACGATGCAACCCGACCCGCCGATGCGGAGACAGGCACCTGCTGGCCCTGTCCCCGATCCTGCGGCTATGCTACCCCAAGGCGGGATGTTGGGAGGTGCGGGGGCCGCGCTGCAGGGGCGGCAGGCACAGTTGGATGCGATTCTGAATCAACAGTAGCGGGGAGGGGACAGACGCGGGCAATCCCGTCGTCCCACCCCTGTCCATAAGCGGCCAGCATCAACACGATGCCAAGAACGGCGACGGCGAAGATGTTCATTTGACCCTCCATTCCCAACCTGTGTGATGGTTGTACTCCTCGCTGACCGGACGGCGTTCGAGGATGCCCAGTTCGACGTAGCGCACCAACTGTTTGAAAATCGACATGCGGTGCATCCCGAGCCGGTCGGCAATCTCGACTGTCCTGCGCCACTCACTGCCGATGGCGTTGCAATACTTCTCGACTGCCTTGGAGTGGCGCGCCTCATGCATCACAGTCGGGTCGCGCCACTGACTGTTCTTCTCGCGCGGGTGCACCGGCAACGGCTTCACGTCCATCGATAGCATCTGAGCGAAGTTCATGTTGGTACCACCGCAATTTTGTCATACTGTGGCTGGCGAATCCAGTGGGGAAGAACAGACTGGTTTTCGTCGCGCCATATCAGTTCGCCATCAATCAAGAAGCATTCCATCTTGACCTCTTTCATCTTCGGCTGGCGCAGGGACATCTCCCGATCAACGGCAGCAGCAACATCGTCACAGGACGCGCTACGATACTGTGGAAGCATCTCCCGCGTTTTGGCCGCTGACTCTGGAATGTTTGCCATAGCCACACAACCACAGGCCGCGAGTCGCATCCGTTCTGTTTCGAGTTGCTGGCGCAGGGACAATACCTCGTTTTGGTCACAGGCGTTCGCGTACATCTGATTCCAGTAGTCCTGTTCAGTTGCCATGATTCAATCCCTTCGGTGCGTAGAGTGGAATGGTGTAATGCTCGGTCTTGTCGAGCGGCCTGATTAGGTACCCGGAATTGGCTTTTTGCAGTAGTTCCTTGACGCTGCTGGTTATTGCATCGTGCCGCGTTGGGCTGTCGTGCTTCCAAGCAACAGGCTCTCCTAACCAAGCCTTGAGCGCGGAGTCATCGGGCTGGAGGGCGAGGGCCTGTTGATACTCGCTCATGTAGGGCTTGTCTCCGGCAATCAGGCGCTCAAGTATCGAGTCCTTCAGCTTGCAAGCCGCCAGTGCTGCGGCGAGTTGCTGGCGCAGGGATTCGTACTTTTCATTCAATGCATGGTTTTCACGTTCTAATGCGTAGCAGTAATCTTCATGTGGCATTTTATTCTCCTTGGTAAGTTGTTTGTAATTTCCTAGTTCGTATTGCGCTTTGGCTAATACTTGCTGCATTACTGGGCGTAGGCTCATATTGGCTCCTTTCTTATTGACCCCCATGCCTCGGCTTCTTCCTTGGCTCCTGGTTTAAGTTCTTGGTACTCGCTCAGTGCTTCCATGCCTGAGTCCCACCACTTGCTAACAACTGCATTGTCTTTGGTGTCCAGTAGCAGGCACTCCAATTCAAGCGCCAATCGGTGTGCTTGCGCCCATGCGGTATCGAGTTGCTGGCGCAGTTCGTCCCATCCGTTATAGCGGAGTTCAATCTCAGCCTTAAGTTCTTCGTCTATAACCATGCCGCGAGTCAGTTTGTCCGGTGCGACCATCACAACACCCCCGTCCACCAAGCAACAAGAACCGCGCCGATCACGAACCACACCGCAGCCTCACGCTTGCTCATCTTCGGGTAGCTGTTCTCCGGCACCGACAGCGGGATGCGCGGGTTCGGGTCACGATCAACCGTGCGGCTGAAGGGGATCACCGTGCCGACCCCCTTATTGAGCGGGGTCATTGCGTCCAGCCGACGCTGGCGACGTTGCTCATATGCATAGTCTTCGTCTTTCATGTCAGGCCTCGAAGTCAAGTTCGTCAGGTTCATCGGAGTAGTACGGGTCATCGATCACTTTCTCAATGTTGAATCCGCACTCGGGGTAGAGGTGGGCGTTCTTCCCAATCCACTCCTCGGCCTCCTCCATGGGGAGCCCATCCTCAATACAGAATGCCTCACCTGTCTCGGTAACTTGCATGATACGATAGGAATCAGCCACGGCGAATCTCCTTGAGACGCTCAACGGCCTCGGTGGGGGTGGGGGCATACACGATGCTCAAAAGGATTTCAACGGGGAGGGGCATATCACGCCCTGCCTCGTAACGGGAGCCACAGGCTTGGCTAACACCTAGTTTGCGCCAGAAGCTATGTTGGGTTTTCCCAAGCCCCCATCTGAGGGCAGTAAGTTGTTCACCAGTCATTTCAATCTCCATAGTGGTACATCGAGCCTTAAATATACCCTAGTATTAAAGGCAAGTAAATACATTAGCGAGTCTATCAATAACTACAGCGGGGATTGTATGGCACCCCAACTCATACCTTGCTCCTGTACCTTGCTGAATCCCCAATTTTCCCCAAAATTTCGTTTGTGAAAGCCCCATATCAAGCCTTAGTTGCTTTACCTTACCCCCAATAGCTAAGTCTGATGTTCTATCCTTTTTTGGATTAGGATTTTCAATCTCCTTTCTACCTGTAAAGTTTCCTAACAATCCACTACTTATTTTGTAATTTGTAAATAAGAAGTTTTGTCGGGCTTCAAAAGTATCCAGAGCTAGCGCCCCAAGCAATCCATTACACCTACTACAAGCTGGAACCTTTACAAGAGGAATCCCATGACTGTTAAAGTAAATTGTACCCCTTGACGCTACGCTGTTTATTGGAGGGATGTGATCCGCTGTAGTAGCTACACCCCCGCAATAAACGCAACAACACCCATCAACGCGTGCGTAGAACTGATTGTACCGCTTTCTATCAAGTATTGACATAATATGCCCTCATTTACTGCCTATGTGGAGTCGTAGAATCGACGAACGCGAGGCCGGTAGGGTAAAGGGTAAGGGTACTCGGCGGGATATTACTGAGCACCCTTCCAGACCCCTACGCAGCCCTTTCACGGCGGCGCGATATCCCGATTTCGGCCTGGAAACGCTCCTCCTCGGTCATATCAGCCTGAGCCTTGGCAACCTCGATGTACTTTTCCAGGAAGTGGTGGGCTTTCTCCAAGTCTTGGATACCGTTCTTCTTCTTCCACCGGCTGACATACTTGGTAATCTGGCCTTGGAAGTAGTCCAGGTCGTTGGCTACCACGTAGTCCCAGTGCTGGATGGGGGTCTTATAGTGACCGCCGCCGACTTGGGTGTTATTTGCACTCATGACTGATCTCCTTGAGAAGTTGCTTCGTTGCAGGTAGTGGCTCGTTTGTACGCAGGTAGTCGATGCCCCGAGCCAGGATGGGGCGGAATTGATTGTTGCCCATATTGATCTCCTCCAACGCCTTGAAGCAGAGGTCGAGCATGTCGGCTTGCTTCAGCACCTTGCACTCCCTCGGAGTGAGGGGGGAGGAGTTGAACCAGTAGCGGTCAAAGCGGCGCTCCATTGCGTCGAGTGCCTCCTTGAGAGGGTCGCTGGCCCACTTGGCCGTGGCCGGAATATCGCCGGTGAACTGCTCAGCCATATCGTGGGTCAGTGCCGCCATGAGAAGGGCGACGCTCGGCTTGTCCTCGGAAAGGAGCACGCAAAGGATGGCCATATTTGCTGAGTGATGTCCCACAGTTTCCCCTACCAGGGTGTCCACGGTGTGGAACCGCTTGACCCGATTACCGTTGCGATACCGTTGGATGGTACTTATGGCGGGGTAGGTGGAGATGACCTCCTCCAGATCTCGCAGCTTGCTAGTGATGGAGCCCATTATACAGCCCTCCGGTTAATCCACTCCATACACGCCCGTTTCCAGTCGCAGTCGGGCATTTTGAGCAGATCCTTAATGCCGTTGTCCCGCCCCTCCTTCCGTGAGAACCACGAATCCCACATTGGGATGGCGATCTCATGGAAGAAGGGATTTTTGATCTCGGTGTAGTCACCCTCCTCCATGAAGTTTTCGAGGTCATAGAACCAGGTCTTGGGGTCGGCCACGATGGGGTAGGGGCGAACACCGTCAAATAGGTAGGGGTCATATGTCTCCGTGGGTACATGAGCCATTAGCTCCCGCCCTTGTCCCATTTCAAGATACAGGTGGGCGTTATTGGAAAACTGACGGTACAGCCCGACCCGCAGGTTGAGCATACTGGCTATGACTTCCTGGAGGAAGGACATATGCACAGCGTTGGCGCCGAACATCCCCCAGATAATGTCGTTGGAGCGGTTACACACCGTCATATTCAACTCCCCATCCACGATGTCGAAGTAGATATGGGTGTTGCACGGCAGGTCGTTCGACTCGGCATCGAGGTCAGCCCTGGGATCCCACATGGCTAAGACCGCACGGCGGGTATTGGGCTCATGTTCGAGGAGGTGGATGAGATCCATCAACTGATCCGTCTTGAAGTGGCGGCGCCAGCGGTGGCCGTATGCTCCATGAAAGTGATGTTCATCGTCGCTGAACTCGCGCATCCGCTTATTGAACGCAGCGATCCACTTCACATCGTTCCGGCCTGCGAGCATCCAGAGGCTCTCCATGAGGTGGAAGTACGGGTTGGCATCCCGTTCCGCATTGAACAGCACCCGTTCTTTGGGCTGGACGTAGGTTACCAATACCGGCTCCATGATGCGGAGGACGTCACCGCCCCGCGAGGTGTAGAGTTGGCCGCTACTCCGCATCTTCCACAACATGTCGTTGAGGCCGGTGTTCACGTTTCTGGTTGTGAGGTCCATTAGTATTTGCTCCTTGCGTATCCACGCTTCCATTTAGAAAATTCGCACAGGCAGTTCTGCATATCCTGGGCGTCCACATCGATCACATCTGACACTTCCAGCCGAACCTTATTGAGCTCAGCTTGGAACTTCGGCTGGCCCCATTTAGTTCCCTGTGGGAGACCACGGAGGAGGTTCAACCCCCGCACCGATCCAGGCCCTGGGGCGCAGAAGGTGTCCCCGTCGGGGGCGTCACCAAGAACCCTTGTATGCTTGAGATCGGCCACGATCTGGGCAGCGATAAAGCTACCAACGCGGGGGAGGTCTTGGAGGTCATGCCAAGCATTGACGCAACTATCCATATCCCACGAATCGTTTGCTGCATCGAGCGTCCTGGCCACTGACTCATACTTGGGGGATCCATCGGATTCGGCGGTGATCATGTAGGCACCTGTCCAGACCTTCCCAGGCCGGTCAGTCAAGTGCTTCATGGTAGCTATGAACGTCGGGCGCTCTTTGCTCCAGTTGTCGATAAAGCCGATCTTGCCGAGGGTATCCGGCCAGTTGATCAACCTGCACATAATCATGTTGAGGATCATGGACGGGTGTCCATCGTAGGGGTCACGGAAGTGCTCCTTGATGTAGCGCGTCACCTTGTCATCCTCGCGGTGGACGTTACAGAAGCGGTAGGTGGCGAGCATAGGGTCCTTTGTCCATGGTCTCGGCAGGCCAGCTTCCTTCTTGACGCGGATCGCCTCACGCTCGGTGATCCAGAATTTTAGATCAGCTAACATCGTGACCCCCCTCGAACAGATCTAGCACCTGGCCGGTAGGATCACCATTCCACTCCAAGGTGACTACGTTCCGGCCCGACCAAATGAGCTTCTTCTTGAGTGCCTCTATTGGTACGATCCGCTTGCGCGTGTTACGCTCGTTGAGGGGGGTGAGGACACCGCGCTCCTTGCGGCGCTGGATAACCCGCTCAATACAAACCTCGATGGGGGTGTTGAGGAAGGCGAAGATATGGGAGTTGCCCCACTTCTCCGTAATGGCACCCAAGCGCCCGTAGTAGGTTGATAGCAGAAGCCCCTCATAGAGTATATGTCCTTCCTCGGCGTAGTGTTCGATAAGCTCGATCTGCTTGTCAATAGATTTCACCCCATCCATCCCTCCGCACTTGTTCTCATACGGCCCCAGGATGTACAGGGGACGCTTGAGGAACGGGTGCTCCACCTTGTATGCTTCAGGGCGCTTCACCGGCCCGATGGGGAGGATCTGACTTGCCTCATCGAAGATGTTACGCACGATAGTGGTCTTACCGGAGCCACTGGTTCCGTGGATCTTTACAATCATCTTGGTACTCCTACGTTGTTAATAGAGCCTTAACTATACCGGAAAACTAGAATCAAGGGTAATATTTTTCTTGTAATCCTCAATAGCCTTGAACAGATCCTCTTGCTCCCGCCCCTTCTCAGCTAGCACCTTCAAGACCTTGGCGTCCATAGTCTTTTCGCCGATGAGGTAGTGGATTACTACCCGAGCGTTCTTTTGACCTTGGCGATATACCCGAGCGTTGGCTTGGTCGTGAAGGTATAGATCCCACGGCGGGCACATCCAGAGGATGTTAGAGCAAGCGCCCTGGAGATTAAGGCCGACCCCAACTGTCTTAGGATGGCCAATCAATACTGGGATTGTACCCTCGTTAAATCTCTTGATAAGCTCGTCGGGGGGCTTAGTCCGGGTAAGGTTGGGGACGCCCCCTAGCGCCGTTTGTATACGCTCCTCATCGTGGTTAAACTCGTAGAAGATTAGAAGCGGGGTGCCATTGAGATCTTCCACGATCCCCTTCAGGGCGTTGATCTTTTCATAGTGTATATGCTCTACGCCATCCTCGGTGTACAGGCCTCCATTCGATATTTGACGACATCTACCCCCAGCCACGGCCGCGTTTGGGGAGGCTACCTTTTCACCACTCCCAAGGATAGCCAGAAACTCCTTCTCCATTGCCTTGTATATCTTGAAGGCTGGAGGTGGAAGGATAACGCTTATGGGGTTGATGATAAGGTCGGGCATGTCGATATTGTCCCGCGCCGACATGCGCATTACCAATGGGGCGATCCGGCGGAACAGGATGTCCTTGTAGTGGGGGATGACCTTGTAGCTGTAGCCCGACCGATCTGGGACGCAGAACTCGTTGCGGAAGTGGGTTATATAATGACCGAGAGACTTTCCTTGGTCAAGGATGTAGATCTGACTCCAGATGTCTTCCAGGCCGTTTGGAGAGGGGGTGCCGGTGAGGATCCACCTGTACTTGAATTCGCCTAGCCCTTTCTTTATTGCCTTGAACCGTTGGGAGGCGGGGTTTTTCCACTCCGCCGACTCATCAATTAGCAGGAGGTCATAATCACCCCCGAAGAACGTACCACGCTTCAACCATGGAAGTGCCGACTCGGGGTTGATAGCGTGGATGAGCGCCCCCTTGACTGATGTTGGCGGTAGTCTGCTCTCATGCAGGTTGTGGTAGGTCAATCCTTCAAAGTCACCCCACTTCTCGATCTCATTGGGCCATACAGTGTAGAGTGCGCGGATGGGGGCGATGAGGAGCACTTTCTTGATGAACCCCGCCTCGGACAACTGTTTTATCGCGAACAGGCTGATGGAGGTCTTCCCCAACCCCATGTCGAGGAACAGACCTGCATAGCGGTTCTTCAGCAGGAACTCAATTGCTTCCAGTTGGTACTTGTGCGGCGTATAGCGCATCACGTTCCTCCTTGAATTTATCCAGGATATAGCAAGCATCGATCAAATTGTCCACGACGAAGATGCGAATATGCTGCTTCCTCAATTTCTCGTGGATATGTAGCTGCATCGCCCTGGGCTTTTCCTTCGCAGCTTTGTACTCTACAAAGATGGTCTCGCCACGGTAGCAGTACAGCCGATCTGGCCAGCCGATCTGCCCCTTGACGTTGAGCTTCAAGGACAACATGCCCAGCTTGAGTGCGTGAGCAGTTGCCTTCGTCTCGATGCGACTTTCTAGGTCAGAAGTCCCACTCACACTCGCCACCTTTGGACTTCTTGTAGGAGCACCACTTACATGCCTCATTGGACGGCGTGGCGGGGAACTCTTTTGCTTCATACAGCTTGTCCCACCGACCCTTCCATACTTGTTGGAGGAATGGCTCCAAGGCGCGGGGGTAGGCGGTATGGGCACCCTCACCCTCCAAGTAGATGGGGGCCACTACAGCCTCCACCACCTCGGGGTAGCGCATAAGCCCCAAGACCGCATACGCCTCCAGCTGATCATAGTGGGAATTGCCAGGCCGACCCGTCTTGAGGTCGCGGATATGCAAGATGCCATCTTCGATCCAGTGGATATCCACGATAGCCTTGAAGGTCGTGTCGGGTGTCTCCTCGTCTTGGAACTCCCAGGTGTCATCGCGGATGAGCCAGATTTCCTCAGCCTTGGCGCCCTTCTCTTTAACCTCTTCCAGGAGTGGCCGGATGCGCATGAAGTCCACCGACAGCGCCGTGGCCGGAATCTCTCCCTTCAAGAAACGCTCACAGGCCAAGTGGAGGCGTGTACCCTTTGCCGCGGCAGGGCCGGCTGCGTAGTTGATCTTGTCGATGTAGGAGAGCTTGTACTTCAGAGGGCAGTCCTCAAACTTCGTGAGGGCTGAGTAGCTCGTGCGTGGGATATCAATCATAGTTCCTCCATTTCGTACCAGTTGGGGCCATATTCGACCGTTGCGCGCATAGGGATATCAAACTCCCCCTTCTCCATTGCAGCTTTCAGAATGGCGACCTCGGACTTGAGATGCTTCTTCGAAACGCTGATACAGATTTCGTCATGTACCGTAGCCAGGAACCGTCCATGCTTCTTGGTATTATGGTACTCGATGATCGCTTGCTTCGTCTGATCCGCAGAGCTTCCCTGGATCAAGTAGTTGAGAAGCACGTAGTCCTTGTTCCAGATACGCCCATTCCGCCCCATTTCGGGTGGGGGAGCATATAGCAGGCGACCGCCCCATGAGCGCACTGGCTCCTTCTGGGAGGCGCGGAACTCAACTTGATCCATGAACTCCTGGACGCCCGTAAGGGTGCGCATATATGACGACCGAATCTTCGCAGCCTCGGAGGTGGAGACCCCCATACGCTCGGCCATCGTCTTGACCCCCGCCCCGTACAGGATGGAGAAGGCCACGACCTTGGTATGCTTACGACTTAGGGCCAGCCCCGTATTGTCGGAGATGATGTCAGCTGCTACCTGGTGAATATCCGCAGCCGGATCGTTGTCGTAGATGTACTTGATCGCCCCCTCAGCGAAGTGGCCAAGCATGCGGATTTCCTGGGAGTGGAAGTCAGCTGACACGAACACCTCGCCTGGGTCGGGGAGTACATATACCCGCATATGGGGCAGCTCCGGCAACTCCTCGGGTGCTTTGATCTTGAACTCGGTAGGGATGTTCTGGAAGTTGGGATCAGACGATGACAAGCGACCTGTCAGCGCCCCATTCTGGTCACCTTTGACTTGATTCCACCGCGGATGGAGAATGCCGCCGGTTAGCAGGCCTTTCTCATACCAAGGTTTCATGAACGTGCCGAGCAGGGTCGACAGCGCCCCACGGTAGGCAAGAAGGTGAAACAGCTCGGGGTCGGTGATGACTTTCTCAAGTACATCACGTGCGGTCGATAGCTTGCCTGTTGGCGTTTTAGGCCAGTCGTCATCATCGACTGTCATGTCCACAGCCTTCGCCGCCATGGCCAGTTGGACGCCAGAGCTGATCTTGAACTCGGGATTATCCTCCTGCTCCAAGATTACCAGGATGCGGTGCTCGACCTCAGCGAATGCTTCCTCGTAGATGGCGATGTCTTTCTCCAGCCTGGGCATGTCGACGTGGATCCCCTCCAACTCACTTTGGGTCAGGATCGGGGCCAGCTGCCGCTCACGGTCATAGGCTTCAACCATCCCGCTGGCCTCGATTTTGGGATAGAGTAGGTCATAGAGTAGTTTGGTGCGGAGGGTATCACCGCCCGCATAGGTGCCGACTAGGTCACCTGGGGCATCCGCGATATGGGCGCCCCACTTCTTCGTGTTGGAGGGAACTATTCCATTGTGTACGAGCCAGTCTCTCACCGCGGTCTGCTCGTCAGGAGGGAGGTCGAGCAACCGATCAGCGCTGGGTTTGAGGCCCAGGGGCGACAGGGGGTCATTGAGGAACAGGAGGTACATCGTATCGTGGATGCGATCCCACGACCCCCAGCTAGTCACGACCTCGGGGAACCATTTCATCAGAACCGCCATGTCGAAGCGGGCGTTCTGGCAGCACAAGGCATGGCCAGAGTCCCACATCCATTTGAGGAAGTAGCTGGCAGCCTCCTTGGTACAATTGTTCTCCGTAGGGTGACCCCAGGCTAAGTAGCAGGCTGGGAAATCATCGAGTTGAATGGAAACACCCACCGGCTCGGGTGGGTAGTTTGGGTACGGCTCAATGGCCGCAGTTTCAAAGTCAAAGGTTATCATCTCTGCCTATGCGTAGTCGTAGGATCGTTTGAAAGGGGGAGGGCGAACCCTACCCCCTACCCGAGTTGCTAGAACTTACCCTTGCCCTTCGCAGGGGGTGCTACGGGCGTTTCCTCGGGGGTATTAACCCCGTTATCGAACAGAAGCTCGGTCTGCATACGCTCAACAAGGGGCATGACCGCCTCCAGATGCTGGTCGTCCAGCAGGCCGGAGAACTTGAAGTTCACCTTGAACTGAGACACCTTGTCCGGCACTGTGGACATCTCGGTGATGACGCCGAACGGGGGACGCTTCACAACGTTGCCGATCTGCTGGACGTATTTGTTCCAGTTCTTCCCAGAAGTGACGGGGATGCGGGCGAACAGGAAGTCAGCCTGGGCCAGCTCCTCGGGGTCGTTCGGCATGATCACCATACCGAGGCGCATCGTGTTCTTGCACGCCTTGCCCTTGCCGCCCTTCGGGTCAGACTCCCACTCGTTGTTCGGGCAGGTGGCGCAGCCGCCCTCGTGGAATAGGTGGGTCACCTTCCCAGGGATGGGGGCCATGGAGTCCTCGTTGTAGCCCACAGCCCAGCAGTCGGCCGACACGACCTTTTTGGGGTCATAGGCGTTGGGGAACCACTGGTTCTCGTGGGCGAAGCCCAGGACGATCACATTGACCTTGTTACCGGCCGCAGGCTGATCGTTGAACGAGAGGACGCCAGACTTGAACGAGATCAGCTTGGCCTCGGTCTTGGTTGCTTCGACTGCCTTCTTAGCAGCGGCTTCCATCAGGGCCTTGAAGTCGATGGGGGTTGCGATTTCAGTTGTCATGCTTAGTGCTCCGTCAGTTAGTGATTAGGATTTGCCCAGGGTTGCCTTGGTTTCCAGGACGCGGGCCACGCCAGGAACCTCATTGCCCTCTTGCCAGCGCTCACGCACCCCAGTCAGGGACACGCGGCGTTGGAGGAGGTCAAATGATCCAGTTTCTTTAATGTATGCATACAGGTCGGGGTAGCTCGTGACCTCGGCAGATTCGATCATGCCGAGCTTCAGCTTTCCATGATCGCCATGGACTTCTTGCAGCTCCAGCTCCTCCATTTCGGAGGCCAGAGCAGCCACGAGGCCATCTTCCTTGGCCTTCATCATGTCCACCTTCTTCTGGATGGACAAGCGTTCTTGGCGGAGGTCGAACACTTCGTCGATACGTTCTTGAAGGGTCAGGTCCATGTTATTCCCCATACTTTTGGTAGATGTCGTCGACAGCACTGAGCAAGAGCTTGTAGTGCATATTGTCTTTCTGGGGCAGGAGGAACAGATTGTGGGGGAAGTCACGGTCATCGGGATACATCGCATTCTCGATGAGCATCTTCCAGTGCTTGTCGAAGTCCTCATCCGGCACGGCGTTTATGCGCAGCATAGCCAGATTGGAGGTGAGCCGCCCGTAGTCGTGGGCCGAGGGCTTGTCAGGGAAAATTCCAAGCTCTTTCACGATGTAGATGGCTTGCTCGATGATGGAGGGGGGAAGCGGATTACTCATGAAAGAACTCCTTGATTTGGCGGGCTACATCGTTGAAGGCGTCGATGAGGTAGGCACCGACATAGAGAAGGGCAAGGGCGACGAAGGTCACGACCCATAGGTGGAGGATGAAGCTCATACGATCCTCCGATCAATCAGGCCGAAGTTGCAAAGGGGTTTGCCGTCGTACTGGATAGAGCTGCCGAGGGGCATGAAGGTCGGCGCGTCGATAGGCATCGGACGCTCATCGTAGTCTGACCACTCCGGTTGGAGGTCTTTGCCCAGAACGGGCTGGGCGGCGGTACGGGCGAGGGCACCCGAGCACGCTACGTGGCGTTGGTATTCAGATCTCATCTAAGTCACTCCGTGGTATCTGGGACTTACCCCAGGGAACCCCTATTATACCGGAAATCTACGACCAAGGGTAACTAAATTTCGACTTAGGCACTCTCGATGTCCTAGCCTTTGGCTAGCGGCACTCTCGCGCGCGCGCGCGTATACGTAATATAGCACAACTATGCTGAAATACACGAAAAATAGTTAGAAAATGCCTTTACTTTTCATCGTGATAGGTTATACTTGAGCCATAGATCGGGGTTGGCCTGGTCTAATTTCCTCCAAGGAGAATTTTATGAGCAAGTTGAATCTGGTTTCCGCCGATGGCAAGCGTATTGGTCTGGTCGAGCACGTGATGCGCAAGGTCGGCGACGACATCCAAGTCACCATCGACGGTGTTACCGGCCTGGCCCGCACGAATGCCAAGCGCAACCTGACCTACGTCACGGTTGGAGATGTGGCCATGCGTGTACCGACCGTGCTGGAAGACGGCGCGGAATTCACCACCGAAGAGTGGACTCCCAAGACCAAGCCGGTCGAACTGGATGCCGATGGCAACCCGATCAAGAAGGAACGCAAGCCGCGTGCCCCGAAGGCAGAAGTGGTTGATCCGGAAACCGGCGAAGTGGTCGCCAAGCCGAAGAAGGCCCGCAAGCCCAAGGTTGAGGAAGCTGAAGCTGCCTAACTGACTGTCCAGAAATATAAATACCCTCGCAACTCGCGGGGGTATTTTTTTGTCAAGAGAACCAGCGTATAATAGAGGCTCGTGTCAAAAGAAAGCCCCCCACCGATGGTCAATTCAGTGGGGGGCAAGGCGTCCAAGGAGAGAAGGACTCACACCAGAGTCATAATTCTACCTTGGATTTATTGCGAAGTAAAGTCAATTCGAGGTTTATTATGTCAGCAATTGAAGATGCGGTACGCCGCAATAGTCCAATTTCCTCTAATCAACAAAGAGAGGCAAAATGGGCTGTAGATACAGCTAAGGATATGCAAGATTTCCCTGAAGTTCAATGGGGAAGAGTTACTATGCATTCTGGAAAGAATTTAAGCCGCAAACAAGTAAGGGCGTTGATCACCCTTGTAAAGAAGTTTGCACTTGATTTGGAGGAGCTATGAGGCCAAAGCTCTCCCCCATAATCTCCCCGATGCAGCTGTATACCCAATACCTTGAGAAACAGGGGATATCTCAAGAGCTAGCAGCAATTAATGACATCTACCTTGCATCACCCCCAGACAGTCGCAAGATTGGAATGCATGAGCTGCTTGGTCCAGGGGTAGTGTTTCCCTACCACGCCCCAGATGGGAAGATTGATCCAATCCCTCGGGTGAGGTTGTTAATCCCTCGCCCTGGTATGAAGTATTGGCAGAAGCGGGGGTCAGGGGATCGTGGCCCTTACCTGCCTCAAGGCCGCATTAAATGGGTTGATGTACTTGCCGACGCCTCTCAACCTATTTGGATTACAGAAGGTGAGGTAAAGGCAATAATAGGTGGGGAGTACATGGCTGGGTTGCCGGTATTAGCACTCCCAGGCGTGTCAAATAAGACCCGCTTGCTATCAATGGATATCGTTTGGGAAGGGCGTAGTGTTGTAATTTCCTTTGACCACGATGTAGGTCAAACTCCAGGGACGTATGGTGCTGGTGTATTCCTCGCTATTCGTAAGCTGGCTGGTGCGCTTATCGAGCGTGGGGCCAAGGTTACAGTTTGCAGCATAGGCAAGGCTGGCGCCGCTCAGGGGTTTGAGGGTAAGTTGGGGTTGGACGATTACTTTCGCGCCGGCGGTACAGTCGAGGAGTTGTTCAAATACCTTGAGGAGCCGCCTGAGGGGTGTGAAATCCTCGCAGAACTGATCTCCAGATATGTCATCGTCACCCTCCCCAAGCCTGTTGTTTGGGATGCTATTACGGGCCACAGCTACACGTTCCAGAACTTTCGTGACATTACCAGCAATAAGTGGGAGGAGGTAGACACGAAGTCTGGCGGTCGGATGCGTAAGTACAAAAGCAAGGAGTTCCTTGAGAAGAAAGACAGCCAACGCGCCATCGGCTTCGTCATGGATCCCAGTCGGTCATATGGGCTTCATGGGGATGTAATAAACACTTGGATTCCATTCAAAGAGTGGGAGGGGATGGAGACTAGCGAACGCTACAAGGCTGCGTTTCGTAAGCTCATCCATACCATGGCTGGGGAGTTCCCCATCGAGATTGAGAAGTGGATTGCTCACTATGTGCTCCGACCTTGGGAGCGCACGACGCAGGCGGTGTTGATAGCTACCAACCTTCAAGGCATCGGTAAGTCGTTGCTTGGTGAGATCGTTGGCTCCATCGTCGGGGTGGACAACTATGCTGAGGTCGAAGTTGATGGACTTGGTGAGAAGTTTAACTCCCACCTTGAGAGCCGCACATGGATCCTTATCAACGAGCTTAATGCTCGGTTCACCGCCAAGGAAGGGTGGATGAAGAACCTGGTAACTCGGGAGCATAACCAGATTGAGCATAAGCAAGGGGCTACATATTGGGTGAATAACCTTAGACGCTACATGATGAATAGCAATGAGGCCGCTGCCATGAAGTTAGGGGCAGAGAATAGGCGGGTGTGGGTTTGTAGGCCATCCCTTAACACCGTTACTGCTGACGCATGGAAGGCTTGGCTTCGTGAGGAGGTCATTGAGCCATATGCCCATGGGAAGGGTGAGGTGTTCTTGGCCTCATGTAAGGAGGCGTTGGAGGAGGTTGATTTGAACGGCTTCGATCCAATGGCAGAAGTCATAAATGGCGAGGCGGCGCGTGATCTTATTGAGGATAGCATGAGTGCTAACGAGAGCGCCGCCAACGTTATCTTGCGCGAGTGGATGGAGAGTGGTAACAAGTATCTTGTGTACTTTCCCAGCACAGAGCAGCAATATAAGCCAGTGTTTACAATACTGAAGGGGCTGATTCGTAGCATGGGGATGGATCGGGCGAGTAAGGTGGTGAGGGAGGACAGTAAAGGCACCAGATATACCATGGTTGGGAGGTTTGATGATGGCGAAATGGTGCTCGATACCAAGGGTACAAAAACTTACTACGGAAATCTCTCCGTAACTGAGTTGAAGGAGTATTTAAGGGATTCTGACCAGTTTATCATGGATGGGGTGTCACATTTGGAGAAATAACGGGCTGAATCCGTAACTCCGTAACGGGCCGTAACGGAATCCGTAACTAGGCAAACCCCCTAGGGGCGCGGGATTCGGGCTGGTAGTTACGGAGTTACGGGTTTTTTAGGTGGAATATGGTTATAAACGAGATTATAAATTTCGTATACCCCTAAACAAATAAAAGTCGACCCGTAACCCGTAATCCGTTACCGATTATGCCTGCGAGAGCGCCCAATTCCCTACCTGATCGGCCCCCCAACCACCAGAAATCAGCAGCGACCCGTGTCTGTTAATTTACCAAGTATGTTGGTAGCATGCTATGCGGTGTTGGTGGTGTGGGGTGGTGTCTTGTACAAGACAACCAGGCCGCCGCCGGAGCGCCCCCGCCCCCTACCCGCGCCCCCTAGAATCCCCTACAGGCTATCTGTATCGCTCTGTACGGGGCTTTCAGGGGCTTCCCTATACCCTACCCTACCCCGACCGCTCTGCGTCGATCCTAGTGCCTCGTGTAGGCAACTAGTAGATGTAAAAAACCCCGCACGCGGCGGGGTTGGTAGGTCAGGCGGGGCTAGGCGGTGGCTTCGAGTGGGAAGCCATACGATTTTTTAGGCTTCCGCTCCTTTTTGGCGGCCACGGGGGCTTCCACCACCGCGGCAGCAACCTCACGCTTCCCAGCGGGCGGGGCAACCTTCTTTGCCTTCGTCACAGAGCCATAATCCTCGCCAGCTACCAACTCTTCGGCAATCCGGCCAGTCACACCGTCCAACACCAGATACGTAAGGTTGCGGCGCTCGTTGTAGATAACGTCCTGGGCAACACCGTCGATCTTCAGGGCGCGCACTTCGCCAACCTTACGGATGACGTAGGGGGTAAAGGTCACTTCCTTGGTACCAACAACGATGGCGCGGCGGGGGGCGATTTGGGTAGCAGTCATGTCAATCTCCAGTTAGCATCGGTCAGAATTAACCGATGAGCCAATTCTACTCTTCCGGTATGAAAAGTAAAGGCATTTCTGGCTCGTTTCGGTATATTCTTTCTATTGCCGCATAGATTATGCGTATGCCAGGGGCGGGGTATGTAGGGCATCCACTACGTAGGGGTTCACTAATATAGCGGCAGCCTATGGCGGAGGCAGGATCGGGGGCGGGCGGCTATATAAGCACCAGCATACGTAGTGTTCTCACTACGTAGTGCGCCGACTACGTAGTGGTAGTCATACGTAGTGGATACACTATATAGTGATTGTACTACGTAGTGGTTCACTTATGTTGGTTGGTTGACTGACCCCCCGCACCAGCGGCGGGGTGGCCCCGTCTGGTATCGTATAGCACCCCATCATGTATTCAGTAATTGTACCTAACATACTCAAAGGATCCATCCAGTCATGTATTCAGTAATTGTACCTAACATACTGAGGGAATACATGGGGTGTATTCAGTAATTTGAATGAACATACCTAGCGGATAAGTCACTAACACACGTTTACGCGCGCGCGAGTTGCCCCTTTACTTTTCACTCCGACAGGAGTACCCTATGTGATATGAGTGATGCCCTCGAATACTTCCCTGCCGCCAACGATTGCGAGGAGTCTGAAGCGCAGCTCCTCACAGCGAGCGCATGCGAGCCAGAAGAAGGCCCAGATCTCCTGGCCCAATTTTCTCCTCCAGATCAGCTCTCCCAGGAAGTCATTAACCTGGCTCAATACGCCATTCGCAAACGCCAGTCTCGCTCCCCCACCGTCAAGCAGAATATCATTGAGCAGTTCAACTCTACCTTCCACCTCATTGGTGGTGTTCCCCGCCTTGCCCTCTGGGCTGACAAGAACCCAACGGCATTTTATGCTCTCTACTCCAAGATGATCCCTGCCGCTATCAAGATTGACTCAACATCTCTTGATCCGAATGCCCTCCATGAGGAGGACTTGAAGGACATCTCAACGGACAAGCTCCGCCTGATGCTGTACAAGCGAGCGCAAGAACTTGGCAGTTGATGCCTACCAGCTGCTACAGCAGCTTGAGACCAGGGACCGAGCCAAAACCCAGTTGGCCGAGTATGCCAACTACATGCTTGAGGTCGTACCGGCCCTGCACCATCACCTCATCTGTGACGCCATTGACGAACTACTCGATGACAACTATGATGAGTTGATAATCCTGGCGCCGCCAGGTAGTGCTAAGTCCACATACACCTCCATCGCCCTCCCCTCATATTACATGGGCAAGTTCCCCAAGGGCCATATCCTCACCGCCTCATACAGCACTGAGCTGGCGGAGAAGTGGGGGCGGCGCGTGCGTAACATTGTCGATACCCCCCGCTTCAAAGCACTATTCTCGGTCAGCTTGTCCAAGGACGCCACCGCAGCGACCCGCTGGGCTACCAATGAGGGTGGGGAGTTCTATGGTGCAGGCGTAGGCAGTGGCATATTGGGCTTCCGTGCTGACTTGGCGGTGATTGACGACCCCATCTCTGGCTTCGAGCAGGCCAACTCCATCACGCAGCTACAGAAGGTGCACAACTGGTACGAGACAGACTTCATCACCCGCCTGAAGCCGAATGGCAAGGTGGTACTGATCTGTCAGCGGCTGGCCCGGAATGACTTGGCTGGCTACTTGATTGACCGGAACATAGCCTCCCCCACCCGCCGCCAACGCATACTCACCCTTCCAATGCTCTCCAAGGGCGAGGGTGACCCACTCAACCGCCCAGAAGGTGAGCGCCTGTGGCCTGAGTGGTACACGGAGTCCATGGTCGCCGACGCCCAACGGGATGACTACAAATGGCGTACCCTGTACCAGCAGGAGCCGCCAGCTGATGAGGGCTCATGGGTCTCCACGGATGACATTCAGTTCCGCCCATCCCCAGCCAACCCAGAGGTGAAGTATGCGTGCTCAGACCTGGCTCTGTCGGTCAATTCAGGGGACTACACAGTACACTTCATTGTGGCAGTTGACAGTCTTGGAGACTGGGATATTATTGACGCTACGCGGGAGCGTGTTGACCCTGAGGCGTCAGCCCAAAGAGTCATCTCCCTCTGCCAAACCCACTCCCCCCGCGAGTGGCTCATAGATGATGACAACTCATCGAAGGTGTTCATGCCCCTCGTGGCTACCAAGGCGCGCCAGACAGGTACGCACGTTCCATGGAAGCCCATGCCCCTCCGTGGGCAGGACAAGGAAACACGTGCCGCGCCGCTACGGGGCCAATACAAGCGTCGCAAGGTGTACATGCCCCATGACGCCCACTTCACCCAATGGCTGACCAAGGAGCTATTGACCTTTCCCAACGCCCTGGGGGATGGGGTGGATGACGGGGTGGACGCACTGTCCCTCATGGGTCGTCGCCTGATGGCCATATCCGGCCCCACCCTCGTGGTCGTGCCCAAATCGCTCCCCACCACGGCTGATATGACGCTCGACCAGCTGTTCGAGGACATGCCCAAAACAGGAACTGCCCGCATATGAAAACCCTTGATGAAATGATCCAAACGGCGCGGGTGCTACGCAATCCTACGCTCCCCCGCAACTCAGTCATGACTCAGCTCTCCGCCCCAGCTTGGCAACCTGAGTATGAGAAAGAGCCACCGCTTGAGCAGGTGTCTCCTGAGGACTTCATTCCCAATCCAAAGTCAGTTGTTGCTGCTTTGAAGGGTGCCCCTGCCATGTTTGGGGTGGGTGCCCTGAAGGATTGGAGTCCCAAGTTTATTGAGAAACTTGGGGTTAAGGAGGCAGCCACTCCTGGACATTTTGAGGGCACCTTCCCCTCAGGACGGCTGACCCTTCCTGAATCTACAATGGCGCTTCACAATGCTAACTTCTTGAGAGATGAGAAGCGTGCAGCAAAGAAACTTGTACCCCCTCCTCCAGAAGTTATTGACCGGATAAATGCAGCAGGAAACACTCTTCACGGAGCAGGGGGAACATACCTCCCCTACAAAGCTGAGGGGGCCGATTACAAAGAAGTGCCGCTATCAACCTTCCTTACAAAGCACGTTGGGAAGGCAAATCTAAAACAGATGATGCAGCCAGATACTGGATCAGCCACCCATGCTATTGGAATTCAAGGGATTGCCCATGGCGTTCGTGAAGATGGAACCCCCATCGCCGTGGATGATTTCAGGGAGCTGCTCAATGGCCCCTCCTATGTAGCAGCATATACAGACTCCCCAAACCAAACAATTTGGAAGATAACTCCAGACATAATGTCGCTTGAAGACCTTTGGAGAAAGAAGTAATGGAAACGCTTGAGTCCATGCTCCTGCGCCGCCCGCGCCCTGGTCCACTGAACCAATCAGGATCGGTGATGACCCAAGCACCTCAAGAGGGGTGGAAACCTGAGTATGAGAAGGAGCCACCGCTTGAGCAGGTATCACCTGAAGACTTCATCCCCAACCCCAAGACGGCAATTGCTGCCTTGAAAGGGATGCCTCTTGTCGCTGGTACGTTCCTTGGCAAGAACTCCCCATTGTGGGATCCCAACCGTGCAGCGGCTGCTGAATTGCGTCTTGCAGGTGGAGAGGCGCCAGAATCTGTTTGGAGGGCGTTGCGCACGGGTCGGTTGCCTGAGGGTCAGATGACCCAAGAGATTAGCGATGCGGGCACGAAGGTGGATCTTGCAAAACTGAACTCCACTCCCGCCCTCACCTACCACGCTGCTCCTGATGTGATCAAAGGGCCGGTCATGGGGGTACACCCTGACTTCCAGAATTACTTGATCCAGATGAACCCCAATATGAAGGGTGTAGGGGGGCGGCATTGGGCAACTAAGAAGTTGATCGAACTCAACCCGAAAATGGTCACCGATCCCGACACTGCGACATCGGTGATTCTTCACGAGCTTGGGGGACATGCTACCCAAAATCGGATGGGCTACCACGGCGGTGGGGTTCCAAAATTTGGGGTAAATATTGACCCTAAGCAAGCATTCAAAAACTACCGTGACATCTATGGGGAGGCCATGGCTCGGTTGATCCAAGGGCGGCACAACCTCTCCAGATCCCAAATTTCCGAGCAGTACCCCTTTGATCCTGACTACTTCAAGCAAGTGACGGGATCTGCCATCAATGAGTTGAGGAGGCCGTAATGTCAACAGAAGCATACACCACCGCTGGGCGGATCAAGTCGGTCGAGGAAACGGAAAAGACATCAGCATCACGCTATCGTCGTTGGTATGATGAGATCACGATGGCGGAGAAGGAGTTTGATAACTTCCGCAAGCAAGGGCGCACTACCGTGCGACGCTTCAAGGATGAGCGTGACTCCGTGGATGGAGATCAACGCAAGTTCAATATCTTCACCGCCAATGTGGGCATCCTGCAGTCGTCCCTCTACGCCAAGCTGCCGAAGATTTCGGTCAGTCGCCGCTTTGGTCAGATGAATGACGATCCCGCACGCGTAGCGTCCTTGATGCTACAGAATGCGATTATGCAGGACATTGACGAGCCGGAGTGTGACTTTGACCAGGTCATGCGGGATGCTGTGGAGGATAGGTTGGTCCCAGGGATGGGGTGTGCATGGCTTCGCCTTGAGGTGGACACTGAGGAGAATGTCCTGGAGGCTCAGACCGACCCGATGACTGGGGAGGTGATACAACCGGAATCAACCTATGAGGCGATCAGCCGCCAAGAGGTGATTATCGAGCACGTGTTCTGGGAGGATTTCCTGTACTCCCCATGCCGCACTTGGAAGGAGCGCCGCTGGGTCGGGCGGAAGGTGTACATGGACCAGGATGCCCTCGTTGAGCGCTTCGGTGAGGACGTTGGCAAGCAGATCCCATTGGACTACAACCCGAGGGGCACCCAGGGCCAATCCAACGAACCGAAGAATGACGTGCTTCAGAAGGCGGTCATCTATGAAATCTGGGATCGCCAGACCCGCAAGGTCTTGTGGCTCTCTAAGGGCCACGATACCCTTCTGGATGAGGTCGATGACCCCCTCGGCCTTGAAGACTTCGAGCCGTGCCCCAAACCCCTCTTCGCCCTCACCACCACCTCCAACTGCATTGCCGTCAATGACTTCGTGATCTGTCAAGATCAATACAACGAACTCGACCTTGTGAACAACCGTATCTCCCTGCTCATTCAAGCATGTAAGGTCGTGGGTGTGTATGACGTATCCGCTACCGGCATTCAGCGTATGCTCCAGCAGGGTAGCGAGAACACGATGATCCCCGTTGACAACTGGGCGATGTTCTCTGAGAAGGGTGGGGTCAAGGGCGCGGTCGATTGGCTCCCCCTGGAGGTGGTCATTCAAGCCTTGGAGAAGTTGCGCCAAGCTCGGGATGATATCAAGGGTCAAATCTATGAGCTGACTGGTATTGCCGACATCGTTCGTGGCGACACCAAGGCCAGCGAGACTCTGGGCGCTCAGAAGATCAAGGCTGCGTTCGCCTCGGTGCGCATACAGAAGCTGCAGGACGAGGTGGCCCGGTTCGCTCAGGACATCCTGCGCCTCAAGGGTGAGATCATCTGCCGCCACGTTGTGCCCGAGCAGATCATCAAGATGTCGAACTTTGAGTACTACAACGATGCTCAGAACGCCACGCTGATCCAGGAAGCCATAGCCCTCCTCAAAGGCGAGCACGAACTGTTCGAGTGGCGCGTCAAGGTTCAGGCCGATTCGCTCGCGCAGGCTGACTACCAGATGCAGAAGCAGGAGAAGATTGAATTCACCAACGCTGTGGCTACCTTCCTCCAGTCGGCGGCGACCACGATGAAGGCTATGCCCGATACCGCCCCGATCATCTTTGAGACCCTCAAGTTTGCCATCAGTGGCTTCAAGGGTGCCTCGGAGCTGGAGGGCGTGATCGATCAGAACCTCCAAGTCATCATGCAGAAGATTCAGAACCCGCCCCCGCCCCCGCCCGACCCAGCAGTGGTCAAGGCCCAGGCCGAACTCAAGATGAAGGGCGAAGAGCACCAAATGGACATGCAAGCTGATCAGCAAGATATGGCTAATAAGCAACAAGAGCACCAGATGGACATGCAGTTCTCGGCTCAGGAACATCAGCAGAAGATTGCACAGGATCAGGAGAAGTTCTACCAAACCTTGGCACAGAATGAAGCCAAGGCCCGTCAGCAAATGGTGGAGAATGCGAGGAAAGATAATGGCTCGTAAATCATACATACAAATTGGAGGAAAGCTCTATGACAAAGATGGACCGCTTCCTGAACTGGATGGATCGGGTTACAGATCGCCAACCATTATGGGTGATCTACCTGATTTTATTAGTCCTATCGACGGCACTGTGGTACGGGGCCGTGCAGGTATGCGCGAGCATTGTAAGAAGCATGATGTAGTCCCCACCGCTGATTTGAAGGGGTTGCCGGTTGGCCGCCCCTCGTATGAACCTGACCGCGGTGCGATCAGGGAGTCGTTGAAGCGCCAACTCTACAAATAAAGGAAAAATCCCATGTCCGATGATCTGCGTTCCGTATTGGAGTCAGCCGTTGAAGAACACTCTGAGCCCGTTCAAGTCGAGTCCTCCCCCACTCCTGCGCCGTCCGAAGCGGCTGCGCCCGTACAATCGTCGGATGCGCCGGAGCAATCCAATGCTACGCCTTCGGATCAGCCTGTCGAGAAGTCAGCACCTGAACTTCCTAGCATCGAGGAGGTTGCTAGCAAAGATGGCAAGCCGGTGGAGGACAAAGCTGAGACTCCAACGGATCGTCAGCGGGTTGATCTAGCCCCCCAATCATGGAAAGGTGAGTCCAAGAAGGTCTGGACCGAGCTTCCTCTCAACGTTCGTCAGGAAGTCATACGGCGCGAACGTGAGATCACGAAGGGGTTGAGCGAAGCGGCTCAGGCTCGTCAGCAAGTCGGTCAGATTCAAGAAGTCCTCCAGCCTCACATGGATCGCATCAATACGATCTATGGCGGCAATTCGATCCAGGCTATCACTAACTTGATGGGCATCGAGCGCACCCTGGCCAGCGGCGATCCCGTCTCCAAGGCTCAGCTGGTAGCGAAGATGATCAACCACTTCAAGGTGGATCTTGTAACTTTGGATAAGTTGCTTGTAGGCGAAGCCCCCACCCCCGAGGCTCAGCAGCAAACCAACATCGAGAAGTTGCTTGAGCAGAAGCTGGCGCCCTTCCAGCAATTCATCTCTATCCAACAGCAACGTGAGCAGGAGAAGGCCCGCCAAGTTGAGCAAGAGACGATCCATACAATCGAGTCAATGGCGGTTGATCCCAAGTTTCCGTACTTCAATGAGGTGCGGAATGATATGGCGGATCTCATCGACATCGCCGCGAAAAAAGGGCTTTACTTATCATTAGAGCAGGCGTATACTAAAGCTGTCCGTATGAATGATGGTACTTTTGAAGCCTCAACCGTAAGAGACACCACTCAAGCTGCTACCCAAGCAGCGCTGCAAGCTCACCAAGCGGCCCAAAAGGCCAAAGGAGCTGCGGTTAGTGTAGGTGGCTCCCCTACTGGTATTGGCGGGAATGCCGGAAACTCAGCGGATTTGCGCGGAACCATTCTCGCAGCTTTGGGTGATGCAGGACGGCTATGACAGGCTTTACTGATTTCTTGGTGAAGGAGATCATCGGCCCTGGTAACAGGATCGAAGGTGCCAACCCTACCCCCATCGTGTTCCGAGGAACTCCCGTTGTAGTTGGAGGTGTCCAGCGGACGACACCTGCCGGAGCCGAAGTGCCCACCGGAAGTCCCGTCAGCACAACCCACCAACCTCGATAGGAGCCCAAAATGGCTTTTGCAAATCCCTCGATCAGTGATGTCATTGCGACCACGATCCAAAATCGCTCTGCGATCATCGCCGACAACGTCACCAAGAACAATGCCCTTCTCGCTCGCTTGAAGCAGCGCGGGAACGTGAAGAAGTTCTCCGGTGGTAACGTCATCCTGCAAGAACTCTCTTTCGCCGAAAACGCCAATGCCGGTTACTACAGCGGCTATGAAACTCTGCCGGTCGCCGCGCAGGACGTGATCTCCGCAGCCCAGTATGACATCAAGCAAGCGGCCTGTCCGGTCACTATCTCCGGCTTGGAACAATTGCAAAACGCCGGCAAGGAGCAGATCATCGACCTGCTCGAAGGCCGCATCGCTGTCGCTGAATCCACCATGGCCAACCTGATTGCCGGCGGCTTGTACTCCGATGGTACGGGCTATGGCGGCAAGGAAATCTCCGGCCTGAACCTCCAGGTGCCGATCAACCCGGCAACTGGCTCCCCCGGTGGCATCGACCGTGCTACGTGGAATTTCTGGCGCTCCCAAGCTTTCGACTTCACTACCAACGGCGGTGCGGCTGTTACCGCTGCGAACATCCAGACCTACATGAACAAACTCTGGGGCTCCCTGGTTCGCGGAAATGACCGTCCCGACCTCGTGATTGTGGACAGCGTCCTTTGGGGCCTGTACATGAACAGCTTGCAGGCGATCCAGCGCTTCACGTCCAGCGACTCGGCCAACCTCGGTTTCGTCACTACGAAGTTCATGGATGCCGACGTGGTGCTCGATGGCGGTATCGGCGGCTTCTGTCCGGCTTCGACGGGCTTCATGCTCAATACCAAGTACCTGTTCTATCGTCCGCATGCCCAACGTGATATGGTCGCTTTGTCTCCGGGCAAACGCTACTCTGTCAACCAGGATGCGGAAGTTCAGATTCTGGCTTGGGCCGGCAACCTGACCTCCTCTGGTCTGCAGTTCCAGGGCCGCATGAACGACTAACTTGGCGGGGGCGCAGGACTGGCCCCCGGTTTTCTCTTGAAAGGAGAAAATCATGGCAGTAGCAGGTGCAAACATCGCCAACGCCGCAGGTCGTCCCGACAGTGCTGGCAACCCTTGGACCGCTCGGGTCATCCAAGACCCGATTGGTGCCTATGTCGAAGCCCCGACCGAAACCCGGTTTGCGGCAGCGACCAACTATATCGGCTTCCAGAACA